CTGGCAGATGTCCAACAACTTCCACGGCTACCTCGACACGCTGGTGCCGTTGTTGGCCGCCGACCGATCCGACATCGACACGTTCAACCCCTACTCAATCGCCCACGAGTCAGGAGGCATCGAGGCTACACCGCTCAACTTCGGCGCGAGCCAGGAGGACATCGACGCGGACATTGCCTACATCGGCAGCCGCCACCCGCGCAGCATCGACTGGACCGAGTGCCGCAGCCACTTCTTTGGTGAGGTGCTGGCCCCTGCTGTCGAGGCATACAAAGCCCACAAGGCGAAGGACCCTGAAGGCGCGCTTGAGCACGCCGAGATGATCAGCGCGAGCGATTGGCGCTTGGCCTGTACCGAGTGGATTGAAAGGCGGCAAGCATGAGCATTCTTCACGGAGCGGTGAGCCAACTCACCAAGGTCCTGGCGATCAGGGAGGCGTCCAAGATCGAGCGCAGCCACATCGTCCCCCACCACGGAAGCTACAGCAACGGCTTCCATCAGTACAACGTCGCGGCAATGCTGCTCGTGCTTCACCCGGAGCCCAGCACCCGGCTGATCCGCGCGTGCATGTTCCATGACGTGGCTGAGCGGTTTGTCGGCGACACCCCGTACACGGCCAAGCAGACCTTCCCCTACCTCAAGGAGGCACTCCAAGGGGCCGAGTCATCCGTTGATCACATCCTCGGGATCAATGAGACCCTGAGCCTGCCTGAGCAGCAGTGGCTGGTCTCACTCGACATGGTTGAGTTCTACCTGTGGTGCGACGATGAAATTGAGATGGGGAACCGCAACGCGCGGACCCCGCACCAGAACGCCTGGAAGGTCATCAAGGAACGGTGGGACAGCTTCCCCAAGCCGGTCCAGGCATTCATCAACCAATTCCAAGGCGAGCACCCAGTGCGGCTCTCCGATTACATTGAGGATCACATCGATGTCAGCGAATGACCGCCAGGAGTTTGGCGACCACTACCAAGCAGGGTTCCAGCACTGGGACCTCATCGAGAAGTACGGCGTGGGCTACCTCGAAGGATGCGCCACAAAGTACATCACCCGCCACCGCAAGAAGAATGGGGTGCAGGACCTGATCAAGGCGAAGCACTACACCGAGAAGCTGCTGGAGATGGCTCACAGCCACAACCGCCGAGCGCGCGGCTACGTTGGCATGCGGACCCTCAAGCAGTTCTTCCTCGCCAACGGAATCACGGACGCCTCCGAGATGACGGTGATTGTCGTCCTGTGTAGCAACTGGGACATCTCGCAGCTTCCTGGCGTCATCACGATCATCGATGACCTGACCACCGAGTGCTATCCGAATGGCTAAGGCTGCGCCGGCCGAGCAGCCGACAGGGCTCCTGCTCTACAAACATTTTGCTGACTTGCCGTCTGACTGGCGACCGCCCAAGCTCGGCGATCTGCCGGACTGGCCGCGCGGGGGAAGGGTTGGGCTCGATGTCGAGACCTGCGACCCGAAGCTCAAGACGCTGGGGCCTGGCGTGCGGCGCGAGGGGAGCCACCTTGCTGGCATCAGCTTCGCGATCGAGGGAGGGCCCAAGCACTACCTTCCGATTGCGCACGAGGGAGGCGACAACCTCAACCCGCAGCACGTGCTGGCCTACCTCGAAGTCCAAGCACGGCAATTCGATGGCGAGATCGTGGGGGCCAACCTCGGCTACGATCTTGACTGGCTCGCGCAGTACAAGGTGGACTTCCTCGAAGGCCCGTGCCAGCTGCGCGACGTTCAAGTGGCGGCCCCGCTGATCCACGAGTTGTACCAGAGCTACAGCCTGGACAACATCGCAAAGCGCCTCGGGTTTGTCGGCAAGGATGAGGTGCTGCTGAAGCAGGCCGCAAAGCTGTTCCGGTTCAACGAGAAGGCTGAGCTGTGGAGGCTGCCGGCCCGCTATGTCGGCCCGTATGCGACCGAGGATGCCGCCCTGCCGCTGGAGATCCTGGCGAAGCAGGAAGCCGAGATTGCGGCGCAAGGCATCGAGGGTGTTTGGAAGATCGAGCGCGAAGTACAGAAAGTGCTCATCAAGATGCGGCGCAGGGGAGTGCTCATCGACTTCGACAAGCTCGACTGGATCGAGCAGTGGGCGCTCAAGACCGAGCTTGAGGCCCTCGCCGAGGTGAAGCACCTCACCGGCATCGAGCTTGGCTTGGACAACTGCTGGAAGGCCGCAGCCGTGGCCCCGATCCTCACTGGACTTGGGCTCAAGATCGGCAAGACCCCTACCGGCAAGCCCAAGGTAGACAAGGAAGTGCTCAACGGCGTGGATCACCCGGCTGGCCTCGCGCTCGCCAAGGCCCGCAAGTTCAACAAGCTCCGGTCCACGTTCGTGAAGTCCATCCGCACGCACCAAGTGAACGGCCGCATCCACACCACCTTCAATCAGCTCAGGAACACGTCCGACTTCGGTGATGAGTCCGGCGCTGCCTTCGGTCGCTTGAGCAGCTCCCTGCCAAACCTCCAACAGCAGCCGGCCAGCAAGGAGTTCAAACAGATCTGGCGATCCATCTACCTGCCGGAAGATGGGGCGGTGTGGGGCGCTCTGGACTACTCGCAGCAGGAACCCCGATGGACCATCCACTACGCCGAGGCCATGGACCTTCCCAAGGCAGCCGAAGCCGCCCAAGCGTACCGCGACAACCCCGACACCGACAATCATCAGATGATGGCCGACATGGCTGGCGTCACGCGCGATGCGGCCAAGGCCATCTTCCTCGGGCTGGTCTACGGCATGGGTGGGGCGAAGCTCTGCGGTAGCCTCAGGCTGCCGATCCGGTACGCGGTGTTCTACGACGGGTATGGGATTGAGCCGGAATACTTCGACAAGATGTACAAGGCCCGCGAGCACGCGGTGAGGACCGAAGGCCGAGCCTACGCGGTGGCCGGCGAGGAAGGCCAAGAGTTGCTGAACACGTTCAACCACAAGCTGCCATTCCTCAAGATGCTCTCGAAGGAGTGCCAGAAGGTCGCCGAGTCGCGAGGCTACATCATCACCGCCGGAGGCCGGCATTGCCGCTTCCCGCAGACCGCCAACGGCACCTACGATTGGGCGTACAAATCGCTCAACCGCCTGATCCAAGGCACTAGCGCAGATCAGACCAAGAAGGCTATGGTGGAGGCAGACCGAGCCGGCCACTGGCTTCAACTTCAAGTCCACGATGAGCTTGACGGCTCGTTCACCGGACCCGGAGACGCGCGAGACTGCGCAGAGATCATGTCCAACTGTATGCCAGCCAACGTCCCATTCAAAGTGGACATCGACATCGGCCCCACCTGGGGCGATGCAAAGGAGATCGAAGTATGACTGTTGAAGAATGCGCCAAGAACATCAGAGAGCAGGTTGAGGAGTTGAACGACATGATCAAGGCAGCCGCCGAGGATCTCGGGGTGAGCACCAAGATCGTGACCGGCTCCCACACGTCCAAGAACGGATCGCCCACGGAGCAGCTCGATGTCCAGATGTTTCGGAAGCAGATCCTATGAACAAAGCACTCAAGCAGAAGCTGGCCGAGGAGATGGCCCGCAGACTCAAGTGGCACCACCGCTTCTACGCCCTCGCGGATCTGGTTGCGTCGTGGTCCAAGGACCCGAGCACGAAGGTGGGAGCCGTCATCATCGACACGGACACTCGCGCCGTGCTCGGATTAGGCTACAATGGATTCCCGCGCGGGGTGAAAGACCGGCCCGAGTGGTACGAAGATCGAGCATACAAATACCCCGTAGTGGTCCACGCTGAGGTCAACGCCATCACCAGTAGCTTCGCAGATCTGACTGGAGCGACCCTCTACTGCAACATCGGCATTCCATGTCCCGATTGCGCAGGAGTCATCATCCAGGCAGGTATCAAGGCTGTTGTGTATCCGCCCAGCAAGGGGACGCACCAGGCTCGCTGCATGATGGATGGCGATCTCGACTTGGGCGAATTGTCTGAGCAGATGTTCGAGGATGCCGAAGTGGAGATGCTTGACTATCCGCGCGAGATCGTGCTGTGAGCGAGGCCGCATACCGTGGGGCTGTGATCAAAGCCCTCAAGCCCCTTGGTGCGGACCCCATCGCGATCGAGAACGGCCGGTGCCACCCCGGCACCCCTGACGTGAACTGGCTTCACGGCATGCTTGAACTCAAGGTGATTCACGAATGGCCCAAGCGAGCCGACACGATCGTCAAGTGCTCGACATGGACCAAGGAGCAAGCCATATGGCACCGCCGTCGCTGGAACGCAGGGGGGAGCGTCTACCTGCTTGCGCGGATCGCTGACCGTCACCTGCTGTTCGATGGGGCCACGGCTGCTGACTTCTTCAGCGTCGTGAACCGCGAGAAGCTCGAAGCCCTCGCGGTGATGAATACAAAGGGCCTGGACCCGAAGCTGCTGCTACAACATCTGCTGATGAGGAAGTGCCACCGTGAGCGCCGTTGAGTCAATTGAATTCCTGAAGCTGTACGCGCCCGAAGGTCCCTGGGACCTGGTGGCATTCCCGATCGAGGGTGGTGGACCGAAGGCGAAGCGATTCGCGCCTGTCCAAGCCGATGAATGCGGCGCATGGATCGAGCAGCGCGCAGCTGATGGCCACAATCTCTACTTCCACGTCAACCCCAACAACGCCCCTGACCGCAAGGCCAAGAAGGGCGAAGTCACAGAGGTGCGCTACCTTCACGTGGATCTCGATGCTCATGAGGGCGAGGATCTCGAAGATGCGCTTGAGCGAATAAGCAAGGCGCTGTTTGAGGAGTTGCCGACCGGCATCCACCAACCGACATTCGTGACCGACTCCGGCAACGGCCGGTGGGCCTTCTGGAAGCTCGCCGAGCCGATCCAGCTGGACGGGACCGAGGAGTGCGCCGAGGAAGCCGAGCGATTCAACCGCGCGCTTGAGGCTGCCTTCGAGGGCGACAACTGCCACAACGTGGACCGCGTGGCGCGGTTGCCTGGCATCGACAATCGCCCCAACGAGAAGAAGCGAACGCTGGGCCGAGTCACTCGCGAGACCTCGATGGTCAAGCACTGGCCCGAGAACGTGTACCCTTCTGCCGCTATGCCAAAGGCCCTGCGCAAAGATGAGGTGGCAGCTTCTCCCACAGCCATCAACGCCAAGGGCTCTCCGGTCAACGTAGCGCGTGACGATGTCGAGGTGTTCACGGGTGCGGACACCAAGCCGCTTGAGGCGTTGGGCTTGCGCCCCGAGACGGTGGCCACGATCCTCCACGGCTGGAACATCATCGAGGAGCCCGAGAAGCCCGCTGCGCATGACCGCTCCCTGACCGTGTTCCACATCTCATGCGAGCTTGAGCGCCGCGAGGTGCCTGACAACGTCAAGGCCGGCATCTTCCTCAACGAGTCTTGGGCGATCAATGAGCACAACTTCGCCCAGAAGGAGGACACATTCAAGTACGTCACGCGCCAGATCGAGCGCGGCAAGGATGCCGTGGCGACCGAGATGGCCAACAAGGCTGCTGCGCACGACGAAGGGATGGCTAACCTGCCGGACCTCAAGGCCGGCGAGATCGACCCCTACGACACTGACCTGCTGCTTGCGTGGGGGAATTCCAAGTATGCCGTGCTCGGCTACTACGGTGGCAAGACGGTGGTGCTGAACCTTGAGAGCGGTGCCGAGATGGAGTACCTGTCGGTGCCTCACTTCCGAGACTTGCTGAGCAGCCAATCGGTGCTGATCCCCGATCCGACCCCAAACAATCCGCTCAAGGTCAAGGTCCAGAGCTTCGGCCAATGGTGGATGACGCACCCCGAGCGCAACACCTTCCACGGCACTTGCTTCCACACCGGCGACAACCCGCCGACCGATCGGTACAACCTCTACCGAGGCTTTGCCGTGGAGCCCAGCAACGAGGGCTCGTGCCAGCTGTACATGGAACACTTGAGGGACAACATCTGTCGTGGCGATGAGCCGAGCTTCGAGTACGCAGTCAAGTGGATGGCCCGAGCCGTTCAACACCCCGAGCTTCCTGGTGGGTCAGCACTCGTGCTCAAGGGCTCGCGAGGCACAGGCAAGGGAACCTTTGCGAATTGGTTTGGCAAGCTGTGGCACCCGGCTCACTACTTCGCGTCAGGCGATGGCAAGATGTTCACCGGCGAGTTCACGAAGCACCTTGACCCGGTGGTGATTGCCTTCGCTGATGAGGCCATCTTCGCAGCAGACCGGAAGGGTGAGGGAGCCCTCAAGACCCTGATCACCGAGGACACCCGAAGCTCGCACGGCAAAGGCATGACGCCCACGATCGAGCCCAACCACGTCCACCTCATCATGGCGAGCAACTCAGACTGGGTGGTGCCGGCCGGAGCGCACGAGCGCCGATACCTCGTGCTGGACGTGAGCGAGGATCGCCGCCAAGACAATGAATACTTCGAGGCCATCAAGCGCGAGATGCTCGGCGGTGGGCTGGAAGCCCTGCTACACCTGTTGCTTCACATCGACTTGGACGGCTTTGATGTGTTCAACGCCCCCAAGACCGCTGCCTTGCGAGCGCAGAGCGATCAGAGCTTGAGCCACGAGGAACAGTGGTGGCTTGAGAAGCTGGAGACCGGCCAGCTGTATGACCAGGCGCACAAGGACGAGCCGCGATGGCCGGACACGGCTGATTCGCGATCTTTGACCGATGATTACCACGAGTTTGTGAAGGCAGCCAACCACCGGCACCCGCTCGGGCCTCAGGCGCTTGGCCAGAAGTACCGCGAGTGGGGCTTCCCATCCTCCAAGCCCTCATCGCGCGGTGGCCGATCCACCCGGCTGTACCGCAACTTCCCTGATCTCGAAACCATGCGAGCGAATTGGGACGAAAAACACGGTGGCAATCGCAGCTGGCCCGTTGTCGATGCGCCTGCCTCCGATGATGACCCGGTGTTCTAATGATTGAAACGTACCTGACCCCATTCGTGGTCATCACCTTTGCCGGCTTCGGCATCGTGATTGGCATCGCCTCGGCCGTCACCAGCTTCATGCTGCTGATCGGGGCTGACATCACCTTTGACAAGGTCCTGCGCCGGGTGATGCTCGTGATCATCTTCCTGCTGGGCGTCCTGATGATAGGCTGCCAGCTTCCGGCGAGCCCCTGCGTCACAGGCTTCGAGGTTGGCGTAAATGGAGGTGGAAGCAAGGGCCGCCAATTTGGTGAACGATACCGCGAGG